TTCAATTCAACTTTATGCACCTTCTAATTACATGTTTACTGAAGTGTGTTCTGGTGTTAAATTGTTTGACCGAAACAGTGAATTTTTCCAAAAAGTTGATGAAGTTTTGGATATGTACATGCCAACTCGTGAATATATGGTTCACCCATATACTGATGTGTCACAATTAAAAATAAAATTTGATTTTTCATGTATCAATATATCTTGTGGATATTATGATTACCACCGTCCATCTGAGTACGTTGTGGTTGAAGATTTGAGTAATTCAATTCATACCGCACATGCAATGATTGATAAACTTGGTTATCAAAAATATCATTTTGATTTTGATGAAAATCATTTTCGTTCACGACAATTTTTCATTTAAAAAAACAAAAAGGGTCAAATGACCCTTTTTTTTGTGCATAAAAAATGGGGTCAATGACCCCACTTTTATTACCGATAAAGAATATTATTCACTTATTTGATAAATACCTTATCCGATTTTACCGATAAGGAATATTGTTTACCCTCAACAACATTTCCGTTTAAAACTTCTTCTGATACCAAGTCTTCAACTTGGTCCTGAATAGCTCGTTTGATTGGACGAGCTCCGTAGGTATCGTCAAAACCCACTTTAGATATATGAGTAATCAATTTATCATCATACTTAAAGTTTAATTTCAACTCACCCAAACGAGAAATTAGTTTCTTAACCTCAATCTCAACAATTTTTTTAATTGATTCTTCATTTAGAGAATTAAAAACAATGGTCTCATCAATACGATTTAAAAACTCAGGTGAAAAATAGTTTTTCATTTCTTTTTTCAAGATTTCTTTTTTCTGCTCTTCATTTGAATATGAATTACTTGAGAAACCAATACCTGTTCCAAAGTCTTGAAGTTTTTTAGTACCAATGTTTGATGTCATAATAATCAAACAATTTTTGAAGTTAATTTTACGACCTAAAGAATCAGTAAGGTGACCTTCATCCAACATTTGAAGAAGTGTGTGAAAAATTTCCTTATTTGCCTTTTCAACCTCATCAAACAAGATTACCGAATATGGTTTGTTTTTAACCTGTTCAGTTAATTGTCCACCTTCTTCATAACCAACATAACCTGGAGGCGAACCAATTAAACGAGAAATGGTGTGTTTTTCTTGATATTCACTCATATCAACACGAATCAAAGCATCTGACGAACCAAAAATTTGTTTAGCTAATTGTTTAGCTAAGTGAGTTTTACCAACACCGGTTGAACCCAAAAAGATAAACGAGCCAATTGGTTTGTTAGGGTCTTTAATACCAAGACGATTTCTACGGATTGCTTTTGAGATTTTAGTCACCGCCTCTTGTTGACCAATAACGTCCTCCATCAAAGTTTTTTCCAAACCAACTAATGACATTTTATCATCAACACTCAATTTGTTAACAGGAATTTTGGTCATTGAGGACACAACAGTCAAAACTAATTCAGGGTCAATTACTTTACGGTTCTTAGATTGTTCCTCTTCAAATTTTTTCTTTTCAAGTTCCAAACGTTCCAATAACTTTTTTTCTTTATCTCTAATTTCAGCCGCCTGCTCATAATCCTGTTTTTTAACAACATCCATTTTTAACTGTTTCATTTCAACAGCTTTTTGTTTTAGGATTTCAATTGATTCAGGAATTTTTACCTCTACCTGTGAGCGAGCACCCACTTCATCCATAATATCAAAAGCTTTATCAGGAAACTCACGGTCAGTAATGTAACGGTCAGCCAAATTAACACACATATCTAACACTTCGGGTGAGTAAGTTACTTTGTGGTACTCTTCATATTTGTCTTTTACGTTAGTAATAATTTTAAGGGTTTCTTCTTTACTTGGAGAATCAACAACCACTTTTTGAAAACGACGCTCAAGAGCACCATCTTTTTCAAAGTTAGTACGGTATTCGTCCAATGTGGTTGCACCAATACATTGAATTTCACCACGAGCAAGTGCTGGTTTAAAGATGTTTGACGCGTCCATAGAACCTGATGCATTTCCTGCCCCAACAATTGTATGAATCTCATCAATAAAAATTACAATATCAGGATTTTCAGAAAGTTCTTCGATGATTACTTTCATACGCTCTTCAAATTGACCTCGATACTTAGTACCGGCAACAATTGAGGTTAAATCCAACAATACAATACGTTTATCACGTAAATTACGAGGACATTCACCATTGTGAATTTTCATGGCTAAACCCTCAACAATTGCGGTTTTACCACAACCAGGTTCACCAATAATAATTGGGTTATTTTTCTTTCTACGAGATAGAATTTGTGCAATTCGATGAATTTCCATCTCTCGACCAATCACTGGGTCTAATTTACCCTCGGCAGCCATCTTGTTTAAATCTTTACTAAAGTTGTCCAAAACCGGTGTCCCGCCTGTTTTTTTCTTGGGTTGGGCTTTACCCTCGTTGTTATCCATAGATTCAATCATATTCTATTTTTTATTACACCACAAATATACAATTTTCTTTCCAATAAACAATATTGACAATATGTCATATATGAATTAGTAAAATATGACAAAATGTCAGTATATACTATTTGGCACGTTTTTGTATATTTACGATTACAAAGATAAAAAATAAAAATTAAATAATACTATTATGTTTGAAAATTTTTTTGGTGGAAATCCTTACAGAGGTAACAGAAGAAGTCTAAAAGAAATGATGGATGAATTAAATGAAATGTTTGGAGAACATTCATTGTTTAAACAATTTGAATCCATGGAAACTAAAACTGAAATTGGAAACGATGAGAATGGTGATTGGGAAAAACAAACTTTTAAATCACCTGATGGTTCAATTACGTATATTGTAACAACATCTTCATTTGATTTACCTAAAAGAAATTATCAAAGAAACGCACCTGAAAAAGGTTCGTTGGAGTCTTTGAAAAAACAACTTGATGTTGCGGTTAAAAATGAAGATTTTCATTTGGCGATTTATCTAAGAGATAAAATTAAAAATTACGAAAAAGACCAAGAAGAAATCAAAACGATTGAAAATGAATTGAAAGAGTGTATTGAAAAACAAGAGTTTGAAAGAGCGATTGAATTACGAGACCAACTACGAAAAATGAAACCCTAATAAAAACCCCCTCTAAAAAAAGGGGGTTTTTTGTATATTTATGATAATGGAATCTCCGTGGAAAAAATTTTTACATACAGTCTTAAAAAAAGATTTTGATGAACTACTTGGTGAATACTATAGACTAAGACACATGTTCCAAGAAAATGGGATTAAAGATAGTCAACTTGAAAAAGGTGTTGGCATGGATAATAGTATGTACTTACAAAGAGACCTATTACTTAAAATGATAGAAAATTTAAACAAAAACTTATATAGATATGGGATGTTGACTGATGAGAATAGAACGGAATTTTCTAATTACTTATCTGAGTTTTTTTATAAGATTGATTTAGAAACACCTTTAAACAAATAATATTATGGGAACGGGAAGACAAGAAATTAAAGGAACTAAAATTTACAACGAGATAAACTCAAGTAATTTATCTCGAACTGAATATGATACTGCCGATAATAAAATGATTGCAGAATTTAAAAACGGAAGTCGGTATGAATACGATGGAGTTCCTCATGAAGTTTATGCGGAATTTAGATTATCTGAATCTCAAGGAAAGTACTTTAATTCTAAAATTGCTAAGACTTACAAATACAAAAAATTATAATTTAGTATTAACCGAGTATTTATAGAGAATGGATAAATACTCTGATATACTTTCGTCATTTGTTAGTAATGATACATTGAATCCTGAAATATGGAACGATGTTGAAAGTGATACACCAACATTAAAACCAAATATTCGTAAAGCTCTTTTAATGATAGCTGGAGAATTTTTGGAATTTTTAGGTGAGGATATATTCATAGATGATGTTAGGTTTACAGGTTCGTTGGCCAACTATAATTGGTCCAAATTTTCCGATATTGATTTACACTTATATGTAGATTTTTCTCAATTTGATTTAGAGGATAAAGAAGTCTATAAAGAATTATTTAATCTTAAAAAAACATTATTTAACACAACTCATAATATAAAAGTAAAAGGTTATGAAGTTGAATTGTATGCCGAAGACATTGATGAACAACATTTTTCAACTGGTGTGTATTCAGTATTATTTGAAACTTGGGTTCATAAACCTGAAAAAGAGGAAGTTAGAATCGATAAAGAAATGTTAAAATCAAAGGCCAATTCAATGATGGAAAAAATTGATAATGTTATTGAAAACGCAAAAGATGAAGAATATGATAAGGCAATGAAACTTATTGACCAATTTAAAGAAAAAATTAAGAAGTATAGAACCGCTGGTTTAGAAAAGGAAGGTGAATATTCTTATGAAAATTTGGTATTTAAAGTTTTAAGACGAAACGGTTATATTGACAAATTATTTGATTTTAAAAATAAACTTATGGATAAGAATTTGTCTTTGGAAAATCAAGAACAAGAATAATTTAACAATTTGTAATCAATCGTATATTTATATAGAAAAAAATCATGGCTGTAATCTCGTATCAATTAACCTCATGTGCCGATAGTTCCACAACAATTGGTGGTATAGACAATTTTTATAACGTACAAATCGGGGGTTATTATTATTTAGACTTTGCAACAACCGCAACAACTGATGGTTGTTATTTTATTGTAGGTACAAGTAGAGAGCCATATACAGATAGTGTTATTGCGGTATCATCTCAATTTGGAAGTTGTAGTGCGTGTTCAACAAATCCAACACCAACACCAACAGCAACTGTAACACCAACACCAAGTATTACCCCATCGGTAACACCGACACAAACTAATACACCAACTAATTCGGCAACACCAACTCAAACAGGAACACCAAATGTGACTCCGACAAGAAGTGGTACACCAACACCTACACCAACAAATACTGGTACACCAAATGTGACACCAACACCAACTCAAACTGTAACACCAACAAATACAGTTACACCAACAATAACGCCATCACCAACACCAAGCCCATACGCTTTAACAGGTGGTACAACAAATACTAATACAGGGACAATCAATTATGAAGATTGTATAAATTGTAGTGGTTCAACCACAACATCAAGTCTACCACACGCGATTTATTCAAATGGTCAAGGTAGAGCTGTCGTTCAAGCTGATTCGGTAGCACTTGGTGGACCAAACGGACTAAACTCATAACTTTAATAAATAAAAAATGGCTGACTTAAAACCAATCGGAAGTGAGAAATTACAAGGAGACGATAAAATCAAAAGAATCCTTGAGATTGCTCGTTACAAAGAAACAACACCTTCCAATATTAACGAAACTTCAAGAGTAGAATTTGGAAGAACTCTTGCAGATGGTAACCAATATGAAATCGTAAAAGAAAAATTGGGTTACATCATAAAGAAAAGAATTGATGAATCATTGGAGTACATTGACCCAATGAAAAACAGAAAATATTTTTCATCTTATTCTCAAGCCCTTAAGAGATTAAATCTTTTGGCTGGTGAAATAAATCGTTTGACAGAAAACACAGAAGAAATTTCAATGTATGGTTTGTCAGAACAAAAAAAATTTACGTTAAAAACACCTAAGGCGGTTGCTCCGGCACCTGCACCATCACCAGCTCCTGAAGCACCAGCTCCAGCTCCTTCCCCTGAATCAGAGCCCGAGTCTATGGATTTATCTATGGGTAGTGAAGATAGTGAAACACCAACAGATTTAAGTGTTGGTGATGAAATGAGTTTAGATACACCTGAAGGTGATATAGAAATGGATTCTGAAGTATCTATGGACGATTCGGGAGAAGCTGAAGAAGTTGATTTTAAAATGATTCAAAAACTTACAGGTAAGTTGGGCCAAAAAATCAGAATGATGAATGATGCTGTTGGAATGACATCTGAAGATGTTAAGTATGTTATAAATTCAATTTTGTCAGCATTGGATTTAAGCAAACTTGATGAAGAAGATAAAGAAGATATTATGGTAAAATTCGAAGAAGATTCTGATTATGGAATGGAAGGTGGTAAAGATTTTGACCTATCAGGTGATGAAGAACTTTCAATGGACGATGAGTTCGATTTCTCAACAGAAGATGAACCTATGGAAGGTGAAATGAGTGAAGAGGATATGTACTTAGGGATTGGAGACCACGGCTTCTATGACAAACATGATAGACAAATGAAAGATTTCGACTTTGATTATGATGAAGAAGAATATGATGATTTTGATGAGTTTGTTTCAAAATATCCAAATCAAAATTGGTTTCCAATAGACGATAGAGATGAACGACCTTTCGATTTTAAATTGAGACCAGGTAGAAGGCATTGGGACATGTATAAAGAAAAATTCGGTGGACCGTTCAAACTTCGTAAAAGAAGAAGTGAAGATGATATGTATAGTGATAGTTTTGATGATAGAGATTCTAAAGTAATAGGTGTTTATTCTAATATCAAAAAACAAAGAAACGAAATGTCAGAAGAAGAAAAAGACAAAAGTCATGTTTCTAAAATAATGGATGCTATTTTTAAAGAATCATCAGTTGATAAAGTTTTAGAATCTTACTTTGTTATTTCTGAAGAAGAAACAAAAACTAAAAAAACCAAGATAACTGAAAATAAAAATTCTGTGTTGAGTTCTGTTAGAAAATTGGCAGAAACTTTTGAACAAGAATTGGCGTCTGAATTTATCATTAAAGAAAATAATAACTTCAAATTTGTTGGAAAAACTAATAAGAAAAATTTAGTTTTTGAACATAATGGAGAACAAATCAAGATAAGTCCAAAAGGTGAAGTGTTATGAGTTATCTAATCTATGTTAATGGTTTAGGACCAAACTATAGAGGTGACAACATGTATGAATTCATTTTTAGTGATTTGCTTGATGTTTGGGGAGAAAATTGGGATTCAAGACCATCACATGGTTATCCTGAACCACCTGAACTTAAATACATAAAAAAAGTTGGTACTTTGAAAAATACTCAAATCCAACTAAACTTAATACAAGATTCCGATTTTATGGGAATTACAGACGCGATGGAAGATGTCATCGCGTTAGCCTGGGAAAAAGATGAAACATGTGAAAACGAGACTCGTCTCGTTTTTCGTTTCGGAGACCTTGAAAACAAAGTAAAAGACAAATTGTACGAAAGAGACCTAATTTTGGAATTTGACAAAGAAGTTATATATGAAAACTAAAAAAGAAATAATGGAACAGCTTACTCGTATTAGTCAAAAAGCTGTTGGTGGAACAGATAAAGCCGCTGAGATGGTTAAGGCGTTACAATCAAAAGGTGTATCTAATGTTGAGGTAACTGAGGATGAATTAGACCCTATGGATTTTGGTCAAGGTCAATCAACACAAGACCCAATCCAAAAAGGACCATCGTCAAATGATGGTTATGGTGTTGACCCAGGTCAAACACCTGGTTTATACCAAGATGGTATGGATGAAGGTGAAATGACTGAAAAGTTTGAATCTAAAGCACAACAAAAGTATTTTTTTGCCAAATGTGGTGACGGTAAAACACCCGAACAAAAAAAATGGTGTAAAAGAGCTGATGAATTTGCAAGTAAAACTAAAGATTTCAAAAAACTCCCTGAAAAAGTTAAAGAAAGTATTATAGAAAAATCTTTACAAAAAATTGTTGAAAAACATGTTTTACCAAGAATGACAAAAAAAGAATTTTTAAATACTTTAACTGAAAATGGTATTATTGTTAGACCATTTAAAAATTCCATGATAGGATTTGTTGATAAACCCGCATTGGACAAACCAACAAAAAAATCATATACTTTGTCAAAAGAGGAAACAATGGAGAACGAAACTAAAACAGCACCACCAAAGATTAAACCAGGAACTAAAGAAAAACCAAATACTTCGGACCCCTTTAAAAATCCTAAACACAAACCTAATCCAAAGGCTAAAGTTAATGAACAAGGTACTAAAACGGCACCTCCTAAAATTAAACCAGGAACCAAAGAAAAACCTGGTACTTCGGACCCATTTAAGAACCCTAAACATCAACCAAAACCTAAAGCAACTACTATGGCACCAAAATCAGGTAGTGTTAAAATACCCGATTATTTGGAATTTGACCAATTAAAAATTAACTTTAAAGACCAATAATGGCTAAAAAACGTATATCCGAAGCACCTATTGATTATGGAGACAGACCTGAAAGAATGTCACCAGATATTGAACAAAAGTTATCTAGAGAAGAAACTCCTTTGTCTAAAAACCCTGCGTTTCCACCAATTGAGTCTGGTCAAGTACCAAGAACTTTTGAAGAATTGATTGCATCAAAACGATTCAAAGATGTTGTTGAAAAAGTTAAAAGATATACGGGTCAACAAAATATTTCTGGTCAAAATGCTTTAATGCAACTACAAATGGCTATGATGGGTGCTGTTAGAGAGTTATTTGCCATTCAATCACAACATAAAGAGTATTTAGAAAATTTATCGGTTGATTTAGTTAGAAAAGAAATGGGTGTAAGACCTGACCAACTTCAATATGATGCAAAATTAGTTGGTATGGGTGAGATAGACATGAGCGGTTTTTCAAAAGAAGGTGAAGAACCATCTGAAGAAGAAATTGAACAAAATTTTCCTCAACAAGAAGAAGATGTTGAGGATTTCATAACAGCTTTTGAAAGATTTGATATTGAAAAAGCAAAAAGACGTTTCATTAACGCTTTAATTCAAGGTTCATCAAAGAAAGGACATTATATGTTTGAGTTAGTTCGTGATGAATTAGATAGAATTGACCCAAGATTATTAAATCTTTATGGTTTAGTAATGTCAGTAAATGATTTGATGTATTGGGTATTACCTGACCAAATGATGGATATGATGATGAGTCAACAAGGTGTTGGAGGTAAAGAAGAGGTTGATATAGAGACAGACCCCCCAACAGTTAAAGCTCGTGGTTTGTTTTTTCCAATATTAGTACATGAACTAATTAAAGGTACTATGGAAGTATTGGGAACTCAAGGTTTACCTGACGACCCTAAGCAAGCCGAAATGGTGATGGCATCAACAGACACTTTGGCAAATGAAATTTGGGATTTGAGACTTGGACCCGTATTGTGGGAAAAGTTTTTAGAGGCATATCCTGAAAGATTATTTGATGAAGATAAAAAATTCATACAAAGCTACCTATTTGCAAGATTTTCAGCTTTATCTGCTGACGAATTTTTCAAACTAGCAAAAATGATTTTAAGGGGTGATGCTAAGGCAACATCCATCTTAGACAGAATGGTGTCAGAAATTGTTGCACATTTGAATGAAGTACACGATGAAGATGGTGATACTGATTATGATGATTCAGATGATGATACAATCAATCCTGATGACGATGATTTAAGTGACTTGGATGATTTCTTAGGTAGTTTAGGTATTGATAGAGCCTAAAGACCTATTAAATGGCGATTACTAAAGAACAATTACTTTTAGAATATACTAAATGTGTTAGAAACACACCATACGCTCTTAGAACATATCTTCAGACTTATGATAATACTCAGTTAAGATACGTTCCATTAGAGTTATTTCCAGACCAAGTAACTTTGGTTGAGGACTACGAAAAATACAACGAAAATATTGCGTTAAAATATAGACAGGCTGGTGTATCAACCGTAACCGCGGCGTGGGCTAGTAAAAGATTAGTTTTTGCATCAAAAAACAAACCTGAAAAAATTCTTGTAATTGCCAACAAATTGGATACTGCTGTTGAAATGGCTAACAAGATTCGTGGGTTTACCGAGCAGTGGCCATCTTGGACTGGTATAGGATTTTCACCAGAAAAAAATGCCGCTAGACACTTTAAGTTAAACAACGGTTGTGAAGTAAAGGCGGTTGCAACATCAAAGGACGCACTTCGTGGATATACCCCTACCATGTTGATATTTGACGAGGCTGCTTACATTGAAGCCGATGGTGATTTCTGGGCGGCTTGTATGGCCTCACTATCAACTGGTGGTAAAGTTGTTGTTATATCAACACCAAATGGATATGACCCGATTTATTACGAAATCTACGAACAAGCCAATCGTGGAATGAACGATTTCAAAATCACTGAAATGTTTTGGTATCGTGACCCACGATATACAAAAGATTTATATTTGGTAAAAACAAATGACATAATCCATTATTTTTTAAATAGAGAAGAATATAACGATAGTGAAGTTGTGGTTGATATGTCACATATTTTACCGTATGAAAGAAATTTTGACGATTTAAAATCTTATTTTGAACAAGGTTATAAACCAGCGTCGTCTTGGTTTGAATCTATGGTGAAAAAATTAAAATACGATAGACGTAAAGTATCACAAGAATTGGAATGTAATTTCTTAGGTTCAGGTGATAACGTATTTGATTCAAACCTTCTTGAAGATTTAAAAAATAACATGGTAAGGGAACCATCTACAAAAATGATGAGTGGTGGTTTATGGATATGGAAAGAACCTGAAATGGGTCACAAATATATTATGGGTGTTGACGTATCAAGGGGTGATTCAGAAGACTTTTCGACATTCCAAATATATGATTTTGATGGTAGGGAACAGGTTGCCGAATACGTTGGAAAATTACCGCCAGATGTTTTGGCTGAGATATGTTATAAATGGGGTAATATGTATAATGCGTTTATTGTTATTGATATTACTGGAGGAATGGGTGTTGCAACCTCAAGAAAGTTGCAAGAACTTGGTTATAAAGATTTATATGTTGATGGTGTTGATTTTGGTAATAAATGGAAGTTTGACCCAAAAGCCGCAGATAAGATTCCTGGTATAAATTTTAACTCTAAAAGAGTTCAAATTATTGCCGCGTTTGAAGAAGGTTTAAGACATGGACTAAAAATACATTCATCTCGTTTATTAAATGAAATGAACACGTTTGTTTATGTAAATGGTAGACCTGACCATATGAAAGGTATGCACGATGACTTAATTATGTCATTAGCGATGGCGGTATATGTTTCAGATTCATCTTTTAGTCAATTAACCAAATCAACATCGCAAGCAAAAACTATGTTAGAATCTTGGCAAGTTCATTCCCACGAAAGACCAAAAGAGACCCATTTTAACCCACAAATTCCAAATCCAATGATGTTTAATAATCCCGCATTTAGAAATCAACCATCTCAAAAGGATTATCAAGACTATTTATGGTTGTTTGGCGGTATTAAGCGTTGATTAAAAATACTTATTGAGTAATATTTTACATACACTATGGAACAAAAAAACTTGACAATTTGGCAAAAACTATCCCAACAAATGGGACCAAATTCCCTTATGGGACAAGATATTCCAACTTATCAATTTGATAAAAAAGAATTACTTAGAACTACAGACCCACAAGAATACGCTAAACAAAAATTACAAGCCCAACAAACTTTTTTCATTACACAACAATGGGCTAAGATTGAAAATAATTTATATAGTCAGGCGGTTTATTATGAACCAACAAGATTGGCCTCGTATTACGATTACGAATCTATGGAATACACTCCTGAAATATCCGCAGCTTTAGATACATACGCAGAAGAATCTACAACAGTTGATGAAGATGGATACATGTTACAAATATATTCAGACTCAACACGTATCAAGGCGGTTTTAGGTGATTTATTTAATAACGCATTGGATATCAATACAAACTTACCAATGTGGACAAGAAACACTGCAAAATATGGTGATAATTTTGTTTTCTTAAAATTAGACCCTGAAAAAGGTGTTGTTGGTTGTTTACAATTACCAAATATTGAAGTCGAAAGAATTGAGGTTGGAATGAGGGGTAGAGCAACATCAGGTATGGGTGGTGCTATTGCTCAAAATAGTGATGTAAAAAGTTTAACATTTACATGGAAAAACAAACAGTTGGAGTTTAAAAGTTGGGAAATTGCTCACTTTAGACTTCTTGGTGATGACAGAAAATTACCATATGGAACTTCTATGTTAGAGAAGGCTAGACGTATTTGGAAACAATTGGTATTAGCTGAAGATGCGATGTTAGTTTATAGAACATCAAGAGCTCCTGAAAGACGTGTATTTAAAGTGTTTGTTGGTAATATGGACGATGCAGATATCCAACCTTATGTACAAAGATTTGCACAACAATTTAAAAAGGACCAAGTTGTTGACCCACAATCAGGTAATGTAGACATGAGATTTAATCAAATGGCTGTTGACCAAGATTTTTTTATTCCTGTTCGTGACCCATCAGCACCAAACCCAATTGAAACATTAGAGGGTGCTAAAAACCTTTCTGAAATTGCTGACATTGAATATATTCAGAAAAAATTATTAACAGCTCTTAGAATACCAAAAGCGTTTTTAGGTTTTGAAGAGGTTGTTGGTGATGGTAAAAATTTATCATTACAAGATATTAGATTTGCAAGAACTATTAACAGAATACAAAAATCTATGATTGCAGAACTTAATAAAATAGCAATCATTCATTTGTTCCTTTTAGGTTTTGAAGATGAGTTAAGTTCATTCCAACTAAGTTTAACCAATCCATCAAAACAGGCAGATTTACTTACTATAGATGTTTGGAAAGAAAAAATGTTATTGTATAAAGATGCGGTAACACCAATTGAGGGTATTGCACCTGTTTCACAATCATGGGCTAAAAAACATATTTTAGGTTTTTCTGATGAAGAAATCAAACTTGATTTACAACAACAAAGAGTTGAAAAAGCCGTTTCAACTGAAATTCAAAACACTCCAAACATTATTACTAAAACAGGTCTATTTGATAATATAGATAAATTGTATGGTAATAACGGCGCTGCAACTGGTAGTACTGAAACTTCTGAAACTGAAGTTGGTGGATTTGGGGAAATCCCACCATCAGAACCAGTAGTACCACCAACATCTGAAATAACACCCGAGTCAGTAAAAAAGAACATAAATATTCTTTTAGAAAGAGATAATTTATATGGTGTTGATGAATTAGACTTGGAAAAGGGTAAACGTTCGTTGGGTATTATTGAAGAACAACTAGGAAAACTAATTGATTGATATATTTATTAAGAAAATATAAAAATGAAGTTTGGAGAATTACTTAGTAAAATAGAACAGTTAATGGTTGACTCATACGTCAATGAAACTGTTAAAATTGAGATGAATAATTTCAAGAAAATGGTTCTTGAAAATAAATCAGTGAGCTCATTGGTTTATTTATACCATGAATTGTCAAAATCCCAAGGATTTGATAAAGAAACTGCAAATTTATATATTAACGAATCTGTAAGACAGATTGAAAAAGTTCTTCCTACAACCAATCTTCAAAAAATATCCTATTGGGTACAAAATATTGTATCAGAAAACAAATATCAAGAAATAGATTCATTGGTTTACGGGTCAATAAATAACATTCATGAATCAATTTCAAATAGAAAAACACTTATTGAGTCATTAGGTAAAATTGAAACAAAATCTGATAGCGTAAATTTACCTATTGAAACTGTTTTAAATATTGCAAATAAAACAATTGGTAATTTTATTGAAAATTTAGATGAAAATTCTAAAAAAGATTTATCAAAAGTCCTTATGACTGAAGACTCAGAATTATCTAAAGAATTTAGTGAGTTAAAAGATAAAACTATCCAAGCTTTATCTAATATAACCGAGTCGTTTGATGATGTAACATCTAAAAAACTACAAGAAACAATCGAAACTGTTAAAAACGAGATATATTCAAAGATTAACTACGTAAGATTGTACAATTTATACAATAATTTAGTTTAATCGTTTGGTTTTCTCGATTGAACGTACTTAGCTTTCAATTTTTGAGCTCTTTTTGTTACTGATGGCTTGGTATATTGAAGTCTATTACGTAATATTTCGTTTTGTTTGGTTTTAATAACCTTACCTTTAAGAGTTTTTAAGGCTTTTTCCAAATTTTGAGATTTAGTAACGTCTACTTTTAGCATATTCTATTAAATAACACGAAAATATTAAAAATTTGACTGTTGTGTAAAAAAATGGTATATTTCTATCATATAAATAAATTATTTAGATATGAAAAAGTATGAAAAAAGGAAAAACCGCCAAAATAATTGGTTTTAATAACTCTAAAGTCAATTATGGGACTGTTGATTCAAAAAATTTAAAATCCGTATATCTAAACTTACAAAGTTGGGTTTCACCAATTGATGAATATGAAACTTGGGATAGAATTGTTGCTAATTTTAGTCGAAGTATTAAACATACGGTACATGAAGTGTTAGATAGAGAGTTTTTTAAAGAAAATTACATTGTTGATTTAGATTTAAGAACAAGTGGGATTGTTTACGGAAAAAAAAGTTTTATGAATTTAGAAATAACTCTTTTTTTAACAAAAGAATGTGATTTTAAAGATTTTATTTTAAAAGAAAAACTTAAAAAAGTTGCTAAAGAGGTTTATATCGAAAATTTCAAAAAAAACAAGTATTTTAATTTTACAATCAGTAAAAAAGTAAAAGAAGGTCTATCATAGTATTTATTAGTAAAAAACAAATATGAAAATATTAGGAGCTAATGAACTTGGTAAAGGAATCTTAATTGAAATGGACGCCGGACACGTGTCTCCACACGATGAATTTAATAAAAAGGTACTCCAAGAATCACAAAAAAATTTTTTAGATTATTCTAAGCCTTTTGAATTTTACGCAGTTCTACAAAAATACAATACACCAAATAGAAACGGTAGAATATATCCTGAAGGAATCTTAAAAAGAGAAGCCGACAATTATAAGAAAATGATTGAAAAAGGAACTTCTCTATCTGAGTTAAACCACCCTGAATCATCGTTAATTGACCTTGATAGGGTTTCTCACATTATTAACGATATTTGGTGGGATGGACACATTTTAATGGGTAAATTAAGACTATTAACATCACCAGGTTTTCATGAAAGAGGTATAGTTTCAACTAAAGGTGACCAAGCGGCTAATTTATTAAGACAAGGCGTTACTCTCGGTATCTCATCTCGTGGTGTTGGTTCATTAAAAAAGAATGGTGAAAAAAATGAAGTACAATCTGATTTTGAACTAATTTGTTTTGATTTAGTTTCATCACCATCTACACCTGGAGCGTATCTGTTTAGTAATATTGATGATAGAGGTAATTTTGAAGAAAACTTAGAAGAAGAAAAAATGGCCCGTTTATCACCAATTTCACAAAATACAACATCTAGTATGAACCGCTCTATTGACTTATTGAAAAAATTAAATCATTATTTGGATAGATAAAAAAATTAAAACCATGGATGAAAAATATTTTGTAGCAAAGGTCACTTATGACCTACCTGATGAAAACACAGGAAAATTAAAAAAAATCAGAGAAGAAAAATTGGTTAGGGGTTATTCAGTAACAGATGTTGAAGCTAAAGTAACCGCAAGATACCACGGATTTCAACACGATTGGAGAATAACATCCGTGTCCGAAAGTAAAATTGATGAAGTAATCGAAGAATAATAAAAACCCCTCAAACGAGGGGTTTTTTATTTTTTTAGGGTTTATAATAACTCTAAAATGATTTTTTTGTCTTTTGGATATATTTATAGTGTAAATTATTCAATAAGAATTTATGGCAGAAAATAAGTCATTAGTTGAGGAAGCACTACTACAAATGAAAAATTTGGAACAAGTAGTAGCCGAAAACGCAAAAGGAATACTTGCTTCTACAATGAAGGAAGAAATCTCTGAATTAGTAAAAGAGTCTTTGAAAAATGAGACTAAAGAAGAAGAAACCAAAGAAATTAACATGGACGAACAAGATACTGAAGATGAAGTATCTATGGACATGGTCGATATGGGTTCTGATGAAGAAGATATGGATGACATGGAAGATATGGATGATGAATCTGATGATGAATCTGAAGAAATCGATATTGATATGTTCGATATGGGAGACGATGAAACTCCAACAGATTTAAGAAATGCTTCAATTGACGATATCGTAAAAGTTTTCAAAAAAATGGGAGATGAAGACGGTATTATTGTTACACAAGATGATGATAACATTCACTTAGAAGACGAAGATGAAGATGTTGAATACATTATTCAGACTGAAGGTGAAATGGAGGAAGAATCTATGGAAGAAGAATACATGGATGAAGAAATGACTGAAGATATGGATGACCCTAATAACTTAGATGCTATGATGGCTAAAATCTTTGGTGAAGAAGAAACTGATGAAATGTATGAAGAAGATATGGATGAATCTGATGAAGATGAAATCGTTTATGAAATAGAGATGGACGAAGAAGATGAAGACGAGGATGACGATGTTAACGAAGGTGCTATGACTATTAAACCAGTAATTGGTAAATTGTCAAAAGCTTCTCTCACTAATAAGGCTAAAAAAATGGAAACTAAAGAAGGTTCTATGATGACCAAACCTGTTGTAGGTAAAGGTGTTAAAACAGGAAAACCTGATTTTGAATTTAAAGAAGGTAAGAAAATGGAAACTAAAGAAGCAACTATCGAACCAAAAGGTAGTGCTAAAGGAGTTGGAATGAATTTAAAACCAAAAAAATTCGAATACACTGAAGGTAAGAAGCAAGGTTATGACGACCGTGAAGATGAGAAAGAAGGAATGAAACATGGTAAAATGGCTGACAAAGATTTAAAATCAATGAAGGCTAGAAGAGATGATGCTCATTTTGAAACTCGTAAAAAAGGTGAACATAAAGAAGCAGCAAGAACTTTAAGCAATGGCACAAGAAATTATGCTGAAAGAAAAGGTCTTCCAAAAATGAAGGTTATTCCAAATGAAGCTTTACATGAAGAAGTACAAACTCTTAGACAAAAAAATGAGGAGTACAGAAAAGCACTTAATATTTTCAGAGAAAAGTTAAATGAAGTTGCGGTATTTAATTCAAACTTAGCATATGCTACTAGATTGTTTACTGAACATACCACAACTAAACAAGAAAAAATTAACATTCTTAGAAGATTTGATGACGTTGAGACATTAAAAGAATCTAAAAATCTTTACACGTCTATGAAAAATGAATTGTCAAATAACAAAACACAGAGTGTTGTGACAGAATCAATGGAAAAGATTGAAAAATCTCCAGCATCAGGTTCATCACAAAACTTGATTGAATCTAAGACATATGAAAATCCTCAATTCTTAAGAATGAAGGATATTATGTCAAAAATTAACAAATAAAAATAAATAAAAATAAAAACAAAATAATAAAACAATGGGTGCATTATTAGAAAGCGGTCTTGTTGGTAACATTGGTCTTAAGCACTTGAAGGTTATCAAAGAAGACACAATCAACAAATGGGATAAACTAGGCTTTTTGGAAGGTTTGAAAGGCCACATGAAAGAAAACGTAGCTCAGTTGTACGAAAACCAAGCTTCTTACTTAATTAACGAAGCTTCTTCTACAACAGATTCAGGTTCTTTTGAAACAGTTGTATTCCCAATCGTGAGAAGAGTATTCTCTAAACTTTTGGCTAACGACATCGTATCTGTACAAGCAATGAACTTACCTATCGGTAAATTGTTCTACTTCGTACCTAAAATTCAAGGTTACTCTGGTGGTACTACACCAAACGACTTAGGATACTTCGGTCAATCTGGTGACCACTACGCTCCTGTAGGTTCTCCAGGTAACTATCCTGGTAATCCTGACGCTGGTTACACTTCAGCTGATTCTAACGGTACTTACAACCCTTACTACACTAAGGATTTGTATGACCAATTCTACGAAGGTAATGAAGCTGGTTTGAACCCTCCAGGTTTATTTGATTACTCTAAAGGTAAGTGGTCTGCAACTACAGCTACAACTGTAACAGTTGCATGGGATTCTAACGGTGGTTTAGTTCCTTCAGCTTACACATCAACTGATTATAGAAAAGTATTTATCGTATTATCAGGTTTCTCATCAGCAGGTGCTGGTCAGTTAATCGGACCTAACGGTAATACTATGGATACTGAAGAATTCCTTTCAGGATTAAACATCTTTGGTGTTTCTTCAAACACAACTACAACAGATAACATTAGCAATCCTTACTTATTCAGAGTAGTAACTCAGAAATATGGTAAAGGTATTGTTCAGTACGGTAGCATGGCTTCAACAACTTGGCCTACAACAGGTTCAGGTGGTCAGTACTACAATACTTGTGATGCTGAAGGTAAAATCTACTTGGAAGTTGACTTACAAACTCCAGTATGTGTATCTTGTGGTCAAACATCTCCTGATGGTTACACAGGTTCAACTTTCTCTTCTTCAACTGCTAACAACAACGCATTTGTTGGTGTTTACAGAATCTACAAAGAGCTTGAATTCGAAGACCAAATCGGTGAAGTTTCTTTCGACCTTGAGTCAGTAACTGTTTCTGTTACAGAAAGAAAACTTAGAGCACAATGGTCACCTGAATTAGCTCAAGACGTAGCTGCATTCCACAACATTGACGCTGAGGCTGAATTAACAGCTTTATTGTCTGAGCAAGTGGCGGCTGAAATCGATAGAGAAATCTTGAGAGACTTGAGAAAAGGTGCAGCTTGGAACCTAAGATGGGATTACAACGGTTGGAAGAGATTATCTTCTAGCGGTACTACTCCATACACTCAAAAAGACTGGAACCAAACTTTGATTACAGCAATCAACCAATTATCAGCTCAAATCCACAAATCAACTTTGAGAGGTGGTGCTAACTGGATTGTTGTTTCTTCTGAAGTTTCAGCTATCTTTGATGACTTGGAGTATTTCCACGTTTCAAACGCGGCTCCTGACCAAGACCAATACAACATGGGTATCGAAAGAATCGGTACATTGTCAGGTAGATACCAAGTGTATCGTGACCCTTACTTCCCAGCTAACCAAGTGTTGATTGGACACAAAGGTACTAGCTTGTTGGATACAGGTTACATTTACGCTCCATACGTACCTCTACAGTTGACTCCAACTATGTATAACCCATTCAACTTCACTCCTATCAAGGGTATCATGACAAGATACGCTAAGAAGATGGTTAACAACCGTTTCTATGGTAGAGTAACAGTTGACGGTGTTAGAACTTTCGACTTGAGAGAATTAAGATAATCTATCTTAAAATAGTTATATAAAGGGGACTTAGGTCCCCTTTTTTATTTATTGATAGTTCTAATGGCCTTCGAAACTAATTCAGATTCTAACAATGAAAAAACACCTCGACTGTGACATGAATGTAATGCAGACTCTATTATGTGTTTAGCTTGAGCTTCATTCATACCATCAATTAAAATATTTAATTGGTCTTCAGAAAAATATGTAATAGTATCAAATAAAACTCCTAAAATTTCTTTATTTTCGGTATTGTGCGATGTATTTTCCATGGTCTAATATATTTATAAAAGTATCGTAAAAATTACACAAAAAACAAGATGGATGATAAAATAACTGAAGATTTAGCAGTATGGTTTGGTAAAAAGAAAAAACCAAAAGGAAGTTCCCAACCAAAAGGTCCTTGGGTTAATATTTGTACCAAAAAAGATGGTAAACACCCACCATGTGGTAGACCTGATGCCGACTCTAAATCGTATCCAAAATGTAGAGCAGCTGGTGTTGCTGGTAAAATGAGTGATGCCGAAAAACAAGCTGCTTGTAGACAAAAAAGAGCCGCAGAAAAAAAAGATACACAAACGGGTAAAGGACAAAAACCCGTTATGACATCATATAAACCAAGAAAAAAAACCAACGAAGGAATGAGACATTTAATTAAGTCCATCCTCCATGAACAAGTTAGCAAAAGTAAAATGCTAGAACTTGGACAAAAAGTTGAAATGGAGCACACAACCAACCCAAAAGAGGCTAAAAAAATTGCTCAAGACCATTTAAACGAAAATCCAAGATACTACTGCGTGTTGTACCGAATCGGACTTATAGATGAGAAGGATGCGATTGATATGGCAGAAAGTATCTGCCCGTCAATCTAACGAATGAAGTATATTTTTTAATGAGTGTTTGATATTGGAAGAAATTTCTTCCTCCATCATCAATCGTTGTTTTTCAATAATATGATTAAATAAATCTATTATTTCAGTTTTAGTTTTTTCTGTTATAGAAACGGTGTAAGAATATTTATGATTGATAACATTAACGTGTTGACCCTCAATGGTTATAAAAATCCCATGTTCATCGTTTTTAATGTATCTTTTGTTTGAAAGAGGTGTCATTAAAAGTACACTTTCAGGATGATTTATCAATTTTTTACAAATAAATAAACAATCCAATTCATAACGACTACGATAACCTCTTTCATAATCTAACTTTTTTACAATATGAATGTATATTGATTGAACTAACCTGCGGAAAGAGTGTTTGTAAGATTTCATACTTTGTTAAATTGTCTACAAATATACAACAATTTTTGAAATCTCAAAATAGTTTTAACAATAAACACCTGAACAACGTTTTTTTCCGTCAAGTCCTGGTTGTTTACCTTTACATACTTGAACAGCATATCCATTAGCATATGCCGATGGGTAGACATCATATTTGGCTTTAGCGGCAGCTTTTCCTCTAGCGCAAAGTTTTGTACCAGTTTTTTTTCTACCTTCATTCATGGTATTCATATCATCATCATTTCCATCACCATTTATTTCGTTCATAAGAAAATCAAAAACTTGGTCCATATTATTTTTTGCTTCAGCAATATGGTCTTGAGCCCAATCATGACCATTTTCTAAGATATTTTCTAAGACATTTTTATCCATGTCTAATAACATACCTGTTTGACGATGTATTTGTTCTAAATTAGAAAAAAACATATATCTGTTATTTTCTTGTTCTTGTAAAATTTTATTTACAAGTTGTGAAAGTTGACTTTCGTTAAGTTTTACTATTTTTTTCATTTTTTATTTACGATTTGAAACATTAACTGTTTTTGATAAGTATCTCGTTCTCCACTTGTATTCACCCTGATATCAACATAGTATTGATTTGGTAATTTATCTCTTGTGTCGAACATAAAATAATATTCATTTGGTGTTCTATTTATTGGAGTCCAATCTTGTACTTGAACTTCAGTAGTTCCTTCTTTAACATAAACACGATAAAAGGCTTCAATATTATTAAGGACAATTTGACTACTATATGCTTGTTTTATAGTAACCATTACTTTTCTTATGTCAGTATTAAGTATTTTTTCATTTTGTTTAATACCACTAAAATCAAAACCATATAATACTGGGTCTTTAGATTGACTTCCTATTTGATATAATGCGGTTTGGTTTTGTAAAATAAATTCTAATTCAACATCCTGTAATGTATTACCACTAACTATTAAATTAGACCACTTATCAGTAAATTGACATGGAGTACTATAACCACTTATAGGTGGAACAACAACCTCATAAACCCCCTTAGTTCGTAAACAAGTACTTAATGATGACATTCCTGTAACAATTTCACCATCAGGGTCATATATTGTTACTGTAGGGTCTTCATCTAAATTCATAAAATTACCATTAGAATAGATATACAAATAAAGTTTGTTTTCTCTATTTGTAACAAAAGTGTTTCTATCATCTTCTATCAAATCATCATATGTTGTTTGTAAAAATGGCTGATAAAAAGTTTGAGTATGTCTTGTAAAAAACCCAACAGAATATGTTTCTGTTAAACCTTCATAATTTTCTAATTGTGGAACATACGCCACACCCCATCCAGTTACACCAGTGATACTTCCATTTAATATACCATTTATTTCATTAGTCATATCAAAATCAATATCTTCATTTCCGAGTTCAAAATGTTGAGTATCAACAATTGTTAGTGCTGAATAATTTAATCCAGTCATTCCCGTTAAAGAGTTTGTATTATTGTAAATTCCTGGTTGTGACCAATCTGTTAAAGTTGTTCGTTGATACCAGTTAGATGGTCTAGTACTATATGGTACGTTTTCCGAGAATTGTGCAATTGCTTGGTTTGAAATATAATCAAAACCAACACCTTCATCCCATGTTTGACCACTTCCTGTCATTCCTGAATATGTTGGTATTCTAAACAAAATTAAATCAAATGATGTTGCTCTTCGTGAACCGTCTGATGCGGTTGTATTTAGTAAATCTATATCAAACGATGACGTATTTGTCATTGTAAGAGTGTGTGTCATTCCTGTGGTACACCCTGTTGAAATAACACCAGTTTCAATATTTTCCCTTAATAAATCTAAATCCAAATCAAATATAAATCTAGTAAAACCATTTGGGGCAAATGTAGCCAAATCACTACCAAAAAATAGTTGTGTAACAGGGTTTCGTCCTGTATTTACAAGACTATTGTGTTGAATCGTATTATTCTTATTATAGTAAGACCTTAAGATTGACATTGAATACTTTTATATATAAATATCAATTGATTCGAATATTTGGATTAAGAATCTTATTTACAGCATTTTGAAGCTCAAAAAGTATTTGATTTGCTTGAGTACCATCACTTCCAACCGGAACTGGTGGTGTACTTGGTAATGGGTGAACATGTGAAACCAAAAATCGTACAATCAAATTAAGTAATTCCATTAGTTCTTCACCTCTAACTGTTGATGATGTAAAAGGTGCGATTTTAGATTCTATATCTAATGGTGAAATTCCGTATACGGTATTTTCTAAATCAATTTTTTTATTTGAAAGATGTGATAATAAATATAAAGTGTCGGCACCCATGAACCCAACCGTTCCAAACGTTTCTTCAACATTTTTTGGGGAAACTTCCTCGAGTTCTACCTTAACAGGTTTTCCAACTTCACCTTTTGAACGAACAATTGCAAACTTATAAGATGTTTTTCCTAATCCAGGATTTAATGTGACACCATCTTTTAACCTTGTTGCGTTTGAAAATTCTAAGGAATTTTCATCTGTAGATATTCTATCTAAAACATTTCTAACACTTTTTTCAGGCCTGTAAACAAATGGAAATTGTGATGTTATACTTGGGCCATTTGGTATTTGACCATCATTAACACCTATAATGAAATTATTTATTTTAGTGATTGTATCATTGTATGATAAACCTATAAAATTTTCATAATATTCTAAAAATTTCACATCCTCTAAATCTGAACTATAGCTGATGTTATCTGTGAACGTTTTATTTACAGATTTTAAAGAATATAAACGAATACTACCAGTAAAAGCATTTTGACTGTTTTCTAAATTTTCAATATCCCATTCAACTAATTTTTTAACTTGTTGATTTGCGGTTAAAGTTTTTAAATAAGTTTGTTTGGGACCTGATATTGTTTTAGTGTCAAAACTATTAAGTTCGATAAAGGCTCTGTTTGTATTAACAACAGGTAGTTTGTTTGTATCCAGTCTTTTTGTTTTACCAGCACGTATTAAAACACCATTTGGTTTAACAATTACATCTGAAGTACCACGACCTAAGATAGCATTATCACCTGGCTCAGGAAATACACCGTAGGATTTATTATTTTTGTAACTACCATCTTTATTTCTAACGGATAATAATGATTTTACTCTATCACCTAAAGAGGTATACTTGTTAGCCGCTTGAATGTTCTCATATTGTAAACTCATTGGGCTTGAGAACGGAGCTTGTACATAGTAAACATCTTGATACGGGTATAGTCCGTTTTGATACATTAAATTTACTCTTTCACCAATCTCAGGTACTTGAGAGATATACATAGGTATTAGCGGTGATTGAACAAATGGGTCTTTGGGTCCCCACATATCTGTTGCTGGATTATATTGGTAACCTTCTAAAACGGCTCTATCATTTTGGTCTAATGGATAAGCACGAATACGACCCAACATCATAGGGTCCATGTTATCAACAACTTTTGCAGGAAATAATATCTTCTTTTGTGATTTATCCATTGTTTCGTGATTTATATTCTTTTAATATCACATTGTATAGATTTTCTATATTATCTAAATGAATAGTTAAGTCTATAACCATTTGTTTAGTTTCATCAAAATCTTCAGTTAAAAAATCCATAACATTAGTTAAATCATTATTACTTCTGTTTTTAATATCAGAAATAATTTCATTAACTTCTTCTATTGATAGTTTGTTAGTCTTTATCATAATGGTATTGCTGAAAATGGTACCGGTATGGTAATACCAATTGGTAATACAATTTGTTGGGGTGTTAAACCGGCTACTCTAGAATTTTTATCTCTTTCGGATTCCATCCCTTCGATTTGTGCTTTTATTGCAATCATATATGTATTTGGACTTCCATCTGGCATTGGACCTGTTGGAATACCGTATTTTTGCATTTGTTGAATTGTTTCTAACATTGCCCTTGTGGAATTAAACCCTGTTCTTAAAGCGGACAATGATAATAAGAAAGGAGGTATGTTTATTCTAGTACCTCTTAATGCAAATTCAATTATATTTAGAATGTCATCAATCACACTTTTACACCTTCTATAATCATCAACTAATTGTGTGACTAAAATAGATGCTTCAATCAATTGTGATATAATTGCGTATTGTTTAGTTGCTTGACTCTTTTTTAAATCTCTTGTTATTGCTTGAAGTAATTTTCTAATGTCCCTAACAATTATATTACGTAATATTGCAACAAATTCAGCACCTATTTTAGACATAACCTCAATATTAAATTTTGAAAATGTCTGCATAAATGTTTTCAAATCATATACTTGGTCAACGGCTGATAATATAGTATTATTAGCAATACTTTCCATTGCTTTAAACATTGTCATGAATGGTAATAAAACTTTTGGTGACAAAACCGCTGAATATAAAGCGATTGGTAGTTTTTGAATAATTGATTTATCTATAGCTAATTTTAAACTATCTATTTGAGGCCAATTCCTGTTCTTTAACACACTATCAGTTGCTGACTCAAGTTGGGCGGATAATGCGGCAGTATCGTTATCATTTATTTCTAATAGACCATTTAAAACATTTAATAAAGCTGAGTTATCAATTGGTAGTTTTACTGTAGTACATTCTAGAAATTCAACAACACCCATTTTAATGTTTGATATTTCACGTTCAATTTCTCGAATATCAATATCAGTTAATTCAAAAAAACTATCATCAACACCATCTAAAGGAGCAACTTTAGCATTTCCACTAACATCAATCTCAGCTCTATCATCAAAACATAACCCTAATATTCGAGTCATAATTCTTTCGAATCTTTTTTGGTCTTCTAATTGACCGACACCCATACCAACTTCAATTGATACTGAACCTAAAATATATTGAAATACTTGTAAAAAAATATTTTTTGTGTCGACTATTTCTATGGTTTTAAAATAATCAGTAAAAAATTCACTTATAACCGCAGTATTTGCTCTAGGTTTTAAATTAACTTTAAAAAAATTTCCTTGATTACCTAAACCATCTTGTGTTACATATTCTATGTCAAATAAATTTTGATTTGATAATCCTAAATAATTTTGACCATAGACTGAGTCGTATGATACCCCTTCATTTTGTATTCTATTATAAAGTTCTTTATTAAAAGAAAACGGATACTTATCTATTACAACATTTTTTTTCTCATATGAAATTTTACCAATAGTTGATGTTGGTGATTCTTTTAACATACCAAATAAATCAATACTTTCGACCGGTATGAATAATCCACCACCTGTTATTGCTGATTCATACGATTGTTCTTGAGAACATCCTAATTGTTTAATCATTTCTTCAACAATTAGTTCTGGTAATCTAGATTTAATTTTATTTAATGATTCTGTGAATGCATTTTTAACCAATGAAACGGTAGAGCTCGATGTTTTACCTGAAACTCTATTATCAGGTAATAATTGATTTAAATCTAATAGTTTATCAAGTTGTGAAGAAATTTGTCTTTGATAACGTTTTTGTTGTTCCTTTAAATTATTTAAAGGAGATGCTGTTTGAACTTGATTTTGTTCTAACGAAGATTGTTGTTGAGATACAATTTGGGCAGTTCCGTCTTGGACTTGTTTGTAAGTTTCTAGTGATTGAACTCTTTCATTAACTCTACTATATTGTTTATCTAAATCTACTGCCGGCATATAATTTATTTAAGTTTATATGGCTTATCAGAGTCTATGGATTCAATATCTTTTTGAATTAGTGATTGTAACATATCATCATCTATATCACCTAATGAGAGATTTTCATCTGATTGAGATGATTTTTCCCATATTGAAGATTGTAATTTGGCTAACGTTAATTTTTTCTCAACAACATCATTTATTATTTTTTGTTGTTTTTCTAACACAGGACCAATAACTGTCATGTCTTCAGGGTCTTTTAACATTGTTAACATTTTATTCTGTACTCTAATAGCCGTAGACCTCTGTTCTACAAGTTCATTGTAGATTTCTTGAAGTAACGACAATATCGACTCTTTATTTAACCCTATTTCCTTTTTCTTTGGTCTTGACATAACTATAAATATTATTTTGATGTTTTTATTCTAACATACCTTGTAATACAACATAATATAATTTTTTAAATCGTTTCATTGATGTACGTATTTCTTTCGTTGATAAATTAGTCATTTCTCTAATTGAAAGTAGGATAATATTTTTATTGAATTTATTGTTATCTGTACCTAAAAATATTGTTTTATAATTTTCAAATAACTCCAATAACGCAATCCCTAACTTTCTTTCGTTTTCGCTTAGTGGTTCTTCATCGACATATCTTTTTAATTCTGTAATAAATCCTTGAATAATATCATCAGCTTCAGTTTTTTCATATTCTAAATAATATATCATATCAGGTCTTTGTTCCAAGTTAGATGATATATCTTCGTAAGAAATTTTTCTATTAGTATCTTTTTGGTCTTTTATTATTTGACCCATTAGATAATTTTTACAAATAGTACCAAAATAAGAATATGCTTTTTTATTCTTATCTGGTTTAAATTTGTCGACTTTAGTCATCAAAAATGAGTGAGTATCTGTATGGATTTCATTGAAGTCCATATCTTTACGATATAATTTGTACCTACGAATGATTGATGAAATCATCTTATCCAAAGGACCTCGTAGGTACTGATTATAAATCGCGTTTTTTTCCTCAAAAGTGGTTGCTAAAAGGTATTGCCTTACAGCCTCCTCTTCGACAACATCAAAATAATTTGTGTTTGTTGCTTTTCTACCTCGTTTTTTTACTTCAGTAGAAATTGTTTCTGAAGAAAACATTAAGCATTTTGTACTTCATACTTTATGTTTCTATCATCAGAAAAGAAATATTCTTTTTTAGCTGTTGAAATCCAAAACTTAACCTCATTTTCACTCATAACATCATCACCATTTTTGTAATTCCAAAATATTGAACCTTCTCTCATACTTGTATGTTTGTATCCTAATTTTGGAATTGTCATAATTCTTAAAGAATTATATGTCATACGTAACAAAAATTCATAGACAAAAGTTAATTTCATTGATGGTTTAAATCCACCAAATTCTTCAAATTTAGATTTTTTCAATACCATACCTGCAGTTTGGAAATTTTGATAGTCCAATAATGTTTCATTATTTAGAAATCCCATTTCTTGTGTGAAATTTGCTGCAAAGGTTGCTTCATTAGTAAATCCAGCAAAAACCCCTTTTGAATCAACATCAACAACAATTGGTAAAAATGCATCAACATCGGTATAGATTTCAGAATATTTTTTAACGTTTTCAAACCAAATGTTTGAGTACTCATCATCAAATTCAAAAAAAGAAACCCATTCAGATGAAGATTTACTTACACCAAAATTTATTTGGTCTTGATAATTAGATTCACCAGTGAACTCAACTAATTTTACGTTTAGATTTTCAAAATCAAAAGATTTTAAATAATTTACAAGTTGTTCTTCATTAGAATGAACAATGACCAATTCATTACATTGTATGTTTTGTAATTTTATTGATTTAATAGCTTTATCGAATAAATCTTCAAAATCTTTTACTACTGCAGATTTCAAAGGTAATATAACTGAAATGTTAAAAATATTTTCCATAATTATTGTTGAACTGAATTAACTTGAGCTTCAAAAGCTTCTTTACGTTTATTTATAAAATCACTAAAGGTGTTGATAGTCAAACCTTCAAATTTGTCTTTGTCTGTATATTTTTTTGCGGTTTCAAAACCTTCAGAATATAACTCAGGTAATACGTTATCCTCTAACCAAGTTTGTACGATATCGGCAATTACATCAACAATTTGATTAGGGTTTTCAACCCATACACCATTTTTTTCATTCATCCATTCTGGTGTTAAATTTGGAATTCTACCAACAACTGGTACTCCAACACTCATAGATTCAATTGGGAATGTTCCAAATCCTGACGTTGAGTCTAACCAAACTGACAAAAAACAATCTTGTAACGATTTAGAAAAGTCTTCTTGACTTAAACCTCTTAAATCTTTAAATGTAAAAAATCTATATTGTGGGTATTTGATGTAAAACTGTTTGATAATGTTCAAACCCTCTCTTTGTTCTCTTGAGACAACACCAATAATTGGTTTTGGAGGATATTCTTGTTTTTTAAAAGATTCGTGTATTGTTGGTTGTATAATATCAAAAGAAATGTTTCTCATGAATTTACTAATCTGTTCTTTTTGTGTCTCAGATGTTGTAATACATTTATAAAATCCATATTGAGACCAAGTAGCTCCAGGTGCTAATGTTTCTAACACATGGTCATAAGCTTGTGCCAAAACAATTTTACCACATGGTAAGTTTTTAACTTGTTCCATAATAAAACCAAAAATTTCTGGTATAACTAAAATATCTTCAGGAGCAACTTCCAAGTTAGTCCCTTCTAAAACTTGATGTTTTAATTCATCATATGGACCTGTTAACCAAGATGTTATTGGGGTATATTCCTTTTTTTCATATAACATAATAACGTTATAATCGGCTTTTTTAAGTGTCCAAGCCATCTCATAGATATATCTAATAGATGCCTTTGCATTACCTTTAGTATCCTGAACAAAGAAATAAATTTTGTTTTCTTTTTCTTCTATGTTTTGAATAGATTTTTTTATTTTTTCAATAATTTGATTTTCCATAATTTTTTATAAATGATTTATTATTTTATGCATTAAAAGGGTATTCCATGCTAACTTAAATGGTAATGATAAGTTTGAACCGGCTTTTGAACCCATTTTCTCATCGATGTCATCAGATTCGGTTAATACCACATCTGTAAGTAATTTAACCATTTCATATTTTACAATGGCTATGTGTTGGTCTCCTTCAGTCTCACCTGAAGATTTAATGTTTACAATTTCATCAATTTTTTTCAAATCGATATAATAATTTTCACCTAAGATAGTTTGCATATTATTTTAATATCTCTTTTAATTTAACTTCTAATTCTTTAATTGATGTTATTGTATTTTCACAATTACTATTTGAATTATACGAGGTTTCATATTTAATTAAAGTTTTATTATTATTTTGTTCTAAAAGTTCTGGGTCTGCCGTAATTAGAACATCAAACTCGTCCCAAATTTTATTTTGATTAAGTTTGTTAAAAAATATTACTCTATCGATTTCACATCCAAACTTTGATATAAAAAATAATGTTGCCGGTTTTGTTTTACCAATTTGATTTGATATTAACACAAAATCAACACTATCTTTATAATTTCTATAAATGGTATTTAGGTCATGGAATGTGGATAATTCTGTTGATGGGGCATGACCGAATATTTGCATAGCAAATTCTTCATACATAAATGAATAATATTCTTCATCATTTTTAAAGTTAAAATGATTTTGTATGTTTGGAGTATCAAAAGGTTTGGTAATTTCAAACTTAAAATCCTCATCAACTAATTCCAATTCATCTATAAAAAATTTTTGATAAATTTGTTCTACTTTACTAAAAGTATCTCTTAAAACACCATCAACATCTATTGCGACTCTCATTATTCGTATCTATTTAAAATTTTAGAAATTAAAGGATTTCTAACAACATCAACATCTTTAAATTCAAAAGTTGAAATATCATTTATGTTTTTAAACCTGTCCAAAGCGTCCCATAAACCTGAATGTGTTTTATCTTTGTATCTATCAGTTTGTTCAATGTCTCCTGAAATGAAAAATTTACTATTAAATCCTATTCTGGTTAATAAAAGTTTCATTTGTTTAGGACTACAATTTTGAGCTTCCTCAAAAATTAAGATTGAATTATCTATGTTCATACCCCTCATGTACGCTAATGCAAATACTTCAATAGCCTCAATATCTTTTAATTTTTCTCTATTTTCTTTTCCAATAATTTTATTTAAAAGATAGTATGATGGAAAAATATACGGGTCTAATTTTTCTTCAACATTTCCTGGTAATGAACCTAATTTCTCTTCAGCTTCAACCGCGGGTCTTACAATAATTATTTTTTCATAAGGAGTGTTTGGGTCGGCTAATAAATCAATTGCGGCTTTCATTGCAATGTAACTTTTACCAACTCCTGCGGGTCCAGAACAAATTGTTATTTGATTTTGATGTAATAAATCATAATAAATTCT